CAAAAGCAGCATCAACATTTGCCATTTTTTCGCTCCTATAGCGTTAAAGTTAATCGCTCATGGCAGAAAGATTTCTACCGCGACTTGTTTCAGACTTCCGATCCTGATGGATTGGTAGTCCATTTTTCCGTCCTAACGCATCGAGGTCACCTGCAACGGATTCGTTTTGCTCACCATTCTTGTTAGAATAGTATTCTTTCATTGATCTATGCCGTTCTTCTGGCATTTCACAGAGCAACATTCCTTCGATGCCTATGCAACCTTCCCACTGTCCGTGATTAATAGTCGGAAACAACTTACTCTTCACAGTTTCAGCTTTACGCGCTGACCACCCTTCTCGCATCCGCTTATATACATTGTCAGGAGTATCCCTGCCTTGTATGCTTGTTGCGACCCACCTTTGGACATGACCGGGACGAGCTTCGGGCGCATCCAAAAGTGATGGTGGTTTCCATGCAGTATCTTGACGAGCTTCCTCATCACGCACAGAATCACGAGTTTCACTCGCACGAACATTTCTTGACTCAGTCATTAGTTGGCTTCCTTCTGTTGACGCCGAATTTCGGCTTCATATTTTTTAAGACCATTTGCATCTGTGATACCAAGTTCTCTAGCCATTCTGAGTTGCTCTTGCGACATTCTAACTCTATTGCCTTTGTAACTCGAAGAGCCGCCTGTAGTGGGGGCGACTGGAGGCCTACTTTTTGCTCTCGTTTTACTTGGACTTGCTCCAGAGGATAACTCAGGGAATACCTTTTGTAAACGGTTATTCAAATGGTCGTAATAATCGTCCGAATTTTTGTCGTAGCCTTCTAAGTCAAGCTGGACATCAATCGCACGGGCTGCGGCTGTTTCTCGTTCAAAACCTGCGGAATTAAACCAGTTATTTTCCTGCCACCAAGTCATTGCCTTTGGTGGTGCAGGGTTCTGTGCAGGCTGCGGCTGGCTTTGCTGCTGCCGCTGCTGCTGTTGCTGTTGTTGCTGACGCCCTTGCTGCTGTTGCTTTTGCATTTCTGCAATACGCATGGCAGCTCTCATATCGGCCATCTGCTCTTGAAAGTTTACCTGCGCTTCGGTGTCGCCCTCTTCCACAGCAGTAGTTAAAGCCTGCTTGGTTTGCGCGTAACGCTGGTTAAAACTTTCTTCAGCATTCTGCTGAGAACCTTGCTCCAAGCGTTCAAGACGTTTCTGGAGCTGTGCATTCTGCTCTTGAATATTCTTGGCTTGGATTTCAGCTTCCCTGCGCTGCGTAACGAGCTTCTGGATGCGCTTCTGAACCTTTGGGCCATAATCATCGGCCTGCTCTTCCGCAACATCCTTCGCCTCTTCACGCTTTTCTTGTACGGGATCGTCAACAACTTCTATTTCGAAGTCCTCCACTTCACCCTTGGCCTTTTTAATTTCGGCCTCTATTTCATTTATGATTTCATTATCTGCCATTACATTCATCCCACATAAGCTGCGACTTCAACACCATCTGGAAGGATGGATGTAATTTCATCATCGTTCAGCAGAAGGAGTTTAACGCCTTTTACAACAAGTTTCTGACCAGCATATTTTCCATAGGTTATGCGATCTCCGACCTTGGGACTAACTTCAGTACGCCAGCGATTGCCAGTGTCCCTGTCCCGATACGCCAAATCACCCAGAGCGCAAACTGTTCCGTGGGCTGTCAGGTATTCTTCATTGTCTTGTGATATTGTTGGTAGGTGTATTCCACCAGCGGTTTTCTTCTTGACCTGATTAGGCTGGACTAAAACCTTCCAATTTAAAGGTATTGGCAGTTGATGCGAAGTAATTGTGGCATCGGTATCTTCGTCGGTATAAGTTTTATCATGTTGATGAGACACGTCATACATCCTCTTCATTTATATTTTTAATCGTTTCGTGGATAATTTCAGACGCTTGCATTAAGCCTTCTGCAATCCCTACGTTTTTATGGTATGCACTAAAGTCGGACACCCGACCTTCGACCATACTCTTAGCTATCTCTAGCTTCTCCTTTTCCAGATTTTTCCTGATCTGTTGAAGCAGATCGCTTACTGTCATGTTTAACGCCTCCTGACATGGATACGCCAGTGACGTGAACAGTCACATCTTTTTTTTCATCTGACATTTAGTATCCTTTCTTAGTACCTTTTTTCTTTACAGGCTTTTTAATCTTTTTCATAGGCTTCTTTTTTCCGTACTTCACGTTACGTCCTCCTGTCATTAATTTTCCAAAACTTGCGCGGTTCATTATGCTTGTCCCGCTGATAATTCACGGGCTAAAACTTTAAGAGTCTCGACAAAACCTTTATCAAGTTCTTTAGCTGCCATTGCAAACTTGCGCGGCGAGATATCGTCTGTATTTAAGCCACGTTTCTTCAAGAAACTTTTTGCGGCTCTTATTTCTGCCTGTGCTACTTTCTTAACTGCTGATCTAGCCATATTAATTACTTCCTTATCACCAAGCCTTGCAAGACCAGTATCTCGCTTTGGTCTTTGGGCCGGGGTCATCACAATTGTGCCGCGCTCTAAAATTAGATCGACGTCCCTTTTCGTTCTTCCTAATCTTCATCGAAGGATCGCCAAAAGTCACGCGTTTAATTTTATCGCCGTCCGTCACATATACTACAGACTTCTTTCTGCCATAAGATGTTTCACCCTTGGCAATACGGCGAGGGTTGTTGAGTTTTACGCTTTTACCTTTGTAGGTTGCCATTATTCAGTGTCTGCCTTTATTAGCCCCATCATTGTATCAATGACAACTTTTTGCTCATCCGTATAGTATTCTGGCTCCCACTGGCCAACACCATAGCCACGAATAAATGCGTCCTTACGAGATACTTCATTCCATTTCTCAAACGGTCTTTCTTCTCCACGCTCTTCAACATCTTTAAAATACATCTCCACATCATGCTGTAGTTGTTCTGGAGTTTTTAAACTTTGGAGTATCTCACGCATTTCTGCATATTGTGGAATGCGTCGAGGCGCTTCGTGCAGGTATTCTCCAATGATTGCTTGCTCTAGCTCTTCACCTTGCAGGTTAGGGTCAAAGATTTCAATCAACGGGCTGTCAACTCTATCGTCGTAGGCTTCAGTAAATTCTAACTTTCGGCCATTCTGTATGCCCATGTCGCGCTTGTCAGCAACCACGATGTCATTAAACATTGGGTATTGCTCTTGTATCTTAGCCAGCGCGCCGTATCTTGGGTCGTACAGTTCAGCCATTAGGCTTTGGCTACCTTTTTAGCCGCAGCCGACAAATCCTTCATGTGGACTAGGAACTTGCTAGACGCTGTGTGCTTCGCTCCAGACATAACTTTGCCCTTGGCGTCCTTGTGGGTAGCGCCCTTGTGTTCTTTGCCGTTCTTAAAGTAATGCTTAACACCTTTAGCCATTATGCTTTCCTTTTCTTTGGTTTCTTTGCGGTTTTAGCCGCAGCCCTAAAGTTTGCCGCTGTGGGAGCGCCTTTGGTGCCAACCTTACGCATCTTTTCGCCAGAGCCTGCCGCTATGCGTTTCTTTTTTGCATGAATATTAGAATACAATCCCGGTTTAGCCATTATTTACCATACCTTTCCATTAATACATGTCGTTCATCTGATCTGATAGTTTACCCATAGTAAAACCTAAATTATAAATTTCATCACTAAAGAAAGTTTTATCTTTCACAGCTTGTGAAATTAATTCGTCTTGTCTGGATTTTAAAGTTGCATATTGTGTTTCTAGAGCCTGTCTTTGTGGGCTGACTGGCGCTTCATTAATTTGTTTTGTTAATATCTTAAGGTTCTCGTCAGGCGTTAAAGCAGATTCATTAATTTGATTTTCTAATCTAGGCTTGAAACCAGCTTCATTTATTTGATCTGCCAGATCACTCATAGATGAATCTAAATCATAAATTTCGTCACCAAAAAAAGTTTTATCTTTTGTAGCCTGTGAAATTAATTCGTCTCGTTTTGCTTTTAAATTGTCATATTTTGTTTGTGGGTCTATATCGCCCAATGCGCCAAGTGCGTCTGGATCAACTTCAGCCCGTTTAGGTAAATCAAGCGCACCTTTGCCTAGCTTGGAAGCACTATCTGCAACACTTCTTGCGCCTGCCATAATTGCTTTTTGAGCAACGTCACCTATGCCCGGTACTAATCCAATAATAGTTGCCACAGCGCCAACGCCGCCAAGAATACCAATCAGCCTATAATTGGGTTCATCCTTTTCCAGCTCATCAGAAATCATATCAACTGTTTCGTAAGCGCCCTTAATATCACCAACAACAGGAACAAAATCAAGCAGTAGATTTTTATCTTCTGATGTTAACTTCATAGATTGCCTGCCGTCTCTTGTAGGAGCGTTTACAGGTCTAGGAGCATTTTTTGTGGACAAACCACCTATGCGAGCCATTATTTTTTCTTTCCTTTTGCAGTTTTGCGAAGACCTTTTAAATCAGCAGCCGTAATTTTTTTTGGATTACCAGCAACCGCTGCCAGCTTCTTCTGCTTGGGGGAGTATTTTTTATATGGCATATTAACCTCCTAAAAGTTTATTCATCATGTCGTGTACGTTGCCACCGTCGAGCTTCATGACTTTGACTTTGATATCCTTGCCGTGTGGCATCTCCATCATTTCTTCTTCGTCATACATCTCTTCGTCATCGTACATTTCTTCGTCATCGACGCCCATCATTGTCTGGTGGCATAAAAGCAGGAAATTAACTAACTGGTCGTCAGTCATATCAAGCCCAGCTTCGTCGTGGCTAAACCCCATTTTGCTCATAAACAAAGTGGCGTTGTCTTCCATATTTTCTACATTTACTTCAGCCATTACAGCCTCCTATCGGGTTCGGCGCGTCTGTGGGCGCATTGATGTCATTGGAGCCGTTGGGCGCGGCTGTGGGCGTGTTGGGGTAACAAAACCTGCTTCGATTGCCTCTTGTAAGCTCATTACGTTGCCTTGAGGGGAAGGAGCCATTTGGGGTCTTGGAGCCATTTGGGGGCTTGGAGTGTCAGGCATCATTCCGGGTCTTGGATCGTCAGACATTATCTGACCAGAATCCAAAGCTGCTTGAAGTTGTTCATTAGTCATTTGCTCCATACCACCATCGACTTGGTATGAACGATTTAATTCATCTTCAAGTCGATTGCCTTCACGCTCAGTCATTTGACCACTACCGCGCAGCTGATTTAATTTTTCTGCGTCTAACTGAAACGGAGTTGCTTGTGGCATTGGAACAGGGTCTTTCATAATGTCTGGGTTTGTACCCTGTGGGAATGTGTCCATCTGCTCAACTGGGAACCTGTCTGTAGCGCCAACTACTGCTTCGAACATCTCACGCTCACGTTCACTAAGTACGCCACCACCTTGGATGCGCTGGCCGATAGCCATAAGCTGCTTTGCAGACTCCTCGTCCATATCGCCGGGGTTGATGTTTTTTAAGAAGGTCATAACCAATTGGTAGTCTGGGTTTTCTTTAATATCAGTCGTATATTCATCGGCCATGTTAGCCTCCTATTCTTTTATTAAGTTTCTGTTTCGGGTGTCTCTACATCACCTTTTATTGCACCAACTAACTCTTCTGGCAAAATATAATCGCCAGTTGGCGTTTTATAATATTCTTGACCATTGATTGTTACCTTCGTCAGAAGTTGATTTATGCTAACGCCAGAAGCATATTTACGCAACCAAGGTGGCATACCTGCACCACTGCCACCTTTACGATAGCGGTTATAGAGGCTCATAACAATCTCTGATGATGGTTTGTCATCGCCATCTCCAATCCCGCTAGTAGCACCACCAGCATCGTCTTCAACAATTACAGGGCCATCTTCTGTGTTCTTAACGCTGACAACGCCCTCAACGGTTTCGCCGTCTTCTCCCACAACGCCTTGGAGTGTTGGCTCAATACCTTCACCTTTGCTTAGTTCCAGAAGAAGCTCAAAGTTTTTATCACCTTCTTCACCGGGACTTAAATCTAATGCATCAGGATCGTTCCAATCAAACTGTCCACCAGTAGAGCCTTCTGACTCGTAGGCGTCCACAAACTCATCGGCTTGAGCTTCTTTCATTGCTGCTGGGTCGATAAGACCATACGTTGCTTTGCTAATTGCAAAGTTTAAGACGTTTGTTATAGCTCTTCCAAATTTATCAAAGCCACTAAGCTCATCATAAGTATCGAAGAATGGATTAACGTCACTTCCAACTGGACTACGTTCTTTGTATTCATCAATCTGAGACTTAGTAGCACCACCTGAGAGCATATCGTTTATAATTTCATCTTGCATGTCTTGGGTCATGGTGACCGCACCGCTTGCCTTATAGTTTTCTGTCAATGCAAGTGTCTCTGCGGCGTTAGGAACTGTTCCACGTTGACCATACAAGGCGCTTTGCTCTGCTGCGGTTAAATCAGCAGTATTACCAGCCGCAATCTTTGCATATGCCGACGTAAGTAAAGCAGAACCTGCTCCTGCCGTTGGGTCAACAAAGCCACTTTTGTTTGTTGCGGCTGTTGGGTCTTCTGTGAAGTCGCCTGCATCATTGTAAACAAGGTTGCCGTCCACATATGACTGATTATCAAAGGGCGTTAATAAGTTTGCAAAAAACTGTGTTACGGTATTTGATCCAGATGGCAACGCACCTACTGTATTCACAGTGCCGACATCTGTTCCGACATCCGTGCCTGCGCTTACTGTGTTAGAAGACAAAAGGGCCGTATTTGCATTTATAGCTTCCTCTGGTGTGTCGTATCTTACTCCAGAGTCATCTTCAAATTTATAATTAAATTCTCTAAATGGCCCTGATCCAGTAATAACTTTAATCCCAGAGTTTATAGCAGTAACTCTATTTGCTTCGTCTGATATGTTGGTGTTCATTTCAGATGCCGCTGCCTGCGTTGAGTGAGTGCCACCTTTGCTGTCTGTGTACACAGGCAATCCGTTCGCATACGAAAGACCAACCCCAGCCGCTTCTGCATCTGCAGCGCGTATTGCAACCTGAGAGCCTTCACCAGTGTTAAAGAACGCCTCCTGCGCCTGCGTTCCTACTGCCTCTAGTCCAGTATTTTTATCCATTAATATGTTATTTACATATTCAAGATTGTCATCGTTATCTACAAAGTTTGCAAAATTTTGACCCAGATTATTAACGGTTATTTCTTTTCCATCAACATAAGATTTATTACCAGCAAAGGTAACAAGGTTTGTTAGGTCTTGGAGAATAGTATTACTGCCAGTGTTGGTATTGGTATTGGTGTTGGTATTGGTATTGGTGTTGGTGACGGTAGGAGTAGTGGTGGTGTTGTTATTGTTACCAGAAAAAAAATCAGTTACTTTGTCTTTTGCGGTATTATAAGTATCAACAATTCCATCATACCAAGCATAAGCAGGGATTCCGTCTGGGCCAATATAAACAGGCGCGTCATTGCGGTAGTCTTGAAGTAAGTTCTCTTCCTGTGGGTTAATGTAGGCCAGCATATGCGGCTGGTCACCAATCATAGTTTGCCGTGGGACACCGTTAGCCACGTTCTCTAACGCGCCAATACCTGCATCTGGGTATGGCGGTTGTGGTGGGGAGGCTCTGTTAGTCCTAGCTCTGTCTGCTTGAACTCTTGCGTTTACGCGGTCCATAAATGTGTTCATCACGCCCCCATAGGTGGTTGTTGTGTAGGCATTGGTTCGCCCTGCTGCGGTTGAGCTTGCGGTTGCTGCATCATAGCGTCTGATATTGCGCCCAACGCACCATCGCCATCGCCACCACCACTTCCCATACGCCGTTTGATCTCCATAACCTTGTCAATCAAATACTTGTTCATGTCCATTGGTGGAGCGCCTTGTGGACCACCTTCTTGTAGTGCGCCGCCCTCTGTAGCTTTTGGTAAACCTCCAAAGGCTAATGGATCAATCGGTGGTAGGCTGTACATTCTTCATAACCTCCATTTGAATTTTAGCTGCGTTCTTTTCACGTTCAATCTGCAGGTCAGCCTCTAGCTTCATAATCTTGGCTTCCATATCAGCCTTTGCTTTAGCTGCATCGATCTCCATGTTCTGACGCGCTTCAGCCTGCTTGATCTCAATGCTAGACCTTGCCTTGGCTTGGTCGGATTCGATCTGGGTTGCTGTACGAGCCTTTAATGCTTCCATCTCTAGTTTAGCAAGCTCTTGTGCGTACTGGAGTGGGTTGCCTTGTTCTTGGCCCTGCTGTTGGCCACCAGTTAATGCTGCTATCTGCTTCATCTGTGGCGAGGCTTGAACAACCTGTGCCGCACGTTGGCTAATCAAGCGATCCATCTTAGGATCAACTGCTTCAAACTTAAATTCTGGGTCTTTAAAGTTTGGCAGCGGTGGCATCGGTATAGCAATGCTGGCTTCCATTCTCTGGCGATACAGCAGCGCAATATGCTCTGCAATATGGGCAATCAGTACTGGCTGCATAGCTTTAGCACCGGGGTTGCCTGCCAGAGATGGGTCTTGCATAAATTGCATGTGAACCGCGATATGTGACTCATGATCCTGATCTGGGAAGGCGCGTATCGGCTTGCCGTATAGGACGCTCATGTTTTCATCGATGGGGTCCATCTGCACAGCGTCTTCTGGTTTCTTTAGTATCTCTTGAATGTTAGGAATGCGGATCGCTTCATACATCCGCTTGTAAGCAGCGTATAGGTCGTGGAACTGCGGAGCTGATCGCGCCATTTCCAAGACAGCTTGTGCCTGCGCTATGCGCTGGGCTGTCGAGAAGATGTTCGGATCGCTTACTGGAACAATGTCAATCCGATCATCAAAGTCGGTGCGATAGATAATCTCCGCAGCTCCAGCCTGCGAAAAGCTGAACTCATCGGGGAGGTTCTCAGCGTTCAGCCCCGCAAGGAGTTTAAACTCTTGGCCCTGCGCGTAGTGTAGCCGTTTGTGTATCGCGCTAAATGCTTTCGATCCCTGCTCTATAAGTGCAACCGTACTGCCCACTGGAGCGTTAGGATTAACGTCACCGATGTTTAGGTCGGCTGTACTGGCAAAGCGCTGTCCAGCATCGACCATATAGCCAAGCAAGTTAAACAGCGAACCTGACGGCTCTTTAAACGGCAGTGGCATAATCGCCTTGTTTACATCATCAACTGTGCTGTCGAGGTCAACAAACTCACCGGGGGATATCTGCATATCGCCGCCTTGAACGCGACCACGCAGCTTAAAGCCACCCTGCATATTCGAGAAGGCTGCACTGTCTAGAAGGGCGCGGAGCGATCCTGTCGCCGCCTTACCCAAGCCACCGATCATGTGGTACAGACCGAAACCGTAGAAACCCAGACCCGGCAAGAACTTATAGCTCACAAACCAATCGCGGCGTTTCTTTAAATCATCGTCTTCCTTCCAGTTGCGGCGAACCGCTACAACATTCTGGTTTTCGTAATCAATTGTGATCACATATGGGATGGCCACTGCGTTATCATCGACATCGCCGTCATCCATTTCCTCGCCGTCAATGCCGTCGAACAAATCGTAAACGTGCATCTCAAGCAGTGTCATTACATCATCGTTGCTGTCATCGTACTGATCGACACCTTCGATCTCACCAACAATATCACCTGATGGGTCCATGCTATCGCCAGCGCCATATTTAGTTGGCAGGTAATAACCGTTCTGGACGTAACGATTAAAGTCGTTCTTCGGCATACGAATAACGTGGGTGTAGCGTGGGCTGGTGTAGAGGTCTTTGCTCTCAGGGGCCACGACAAAGTCTTCAGCCTTTACGAACTGGCTGCACTGGCGGTCTAGGTTAGCGTCCCACCAGACCTTTTTAAACGTGTGGCCGATCAGCGGAAGGTGAAACAGCATCTGGTCCAAATCAGGGAAGTACTCAGGCATCTCTTGGGTGATTTGGTAATTCATGTATTCTCTAGTGCGTCGAGCCTGTTCTTCTAGCTCTTCATCTGGCGCACCGATTATAACAGTTTTTATTGGGCCACCTGACGGGTAAAGCTCTGCGATTGCTTTGGCGTTAAACTGTGTGGCCGCTTCTGCAATCAGTGGGTGGACTACTGTGGACAGACCGCGTGTTGCACGTTCTGCTTCACCCTCGTCCATACCTCCGTCAGGGTCTAATGTTCGTAATCCGTCTTTGTAGCGCTCTTCCCACTCTGCACGGGCTTCACGGTCATTTTCGTAAAAGCTAACCAGCTCTTGAGCTTTTCGAGATAGTTCTTTTTCATCAATTGTTTCTGCTAGGTTGATGTCGAACTGGGCAGCATCAACTTCGTCCATCATGTCTAGCTCTGGGTCACCAACTAAAACATCACCGTCAGGAAGCTCCTCGACCATCAAGCTATCGTCGGGCAAGCCCTCGGCGAACGGGATAATTTTTGGATCAGCCATACATTGTCATCCTCTTGGGTTCGTTTATTTCGTCATCTTCTGGGTCAGTACTGTGTTCTAGGAACCAACCTTTTCGTAATCTTAACCACGCTTGAGTGCATGTGTCCACTATATCATCGTTTGGGTGCGCTGGAAACGCAGCCACAATATCTATTAAATCTTTCGCCCAGCGCTTGTCAGAAGGGTAGTATATTCTTCCGTCTTCCAAAAGAGCGGAGCTGGCATGCGCTCTGGCAACCTTATCACGATCTGGCGAATATGCCAATACTGGAACGCCAGACATTCGCAAGTCTTGCAGAAGGCTTTGTCCGCTTGCTTTTTTTTCTATGAGAACAGTGTCTGCCTCCCACTCCTCATAAGCCTCCTGCGCTAGTTTTCGCAGCTCTGGATAAGATGGCTTGCCCCAGTACGCCTCAAGCAAGATCGCGCACATTACACCTTTATGGCGAAACACACCCCAAGTAGTTCGCGCACTAAAGCTAGAGCTTTCCTTGCCTTCGAACGCGGTATCCCACGACTGCAACACGTATTCGACTTCTGGCAAATCGCCGTCCCACGGAACCCACCAGCTTGCCTTTAGTATCCCACCACCTTTTGGGCTAGGACGCTGCTGTAGCTGCCCAGCGGCTGCGTAACTGCCAAGGCTGCGCTCTAAGGTCGATAGCTCTTTCTCTCCAAACCTGTCGGGCCACAATAGCTCACCCTCTTTGGTTCGAGGGTCGGCAAAGCCAAGAGGGGAACGCGAAGGTGTAGGGTGTCCGATCTCGTATCTTGCGGGTAGACAAAGATGCGACCACTCATCGCCCATATCTTGCAGCAAATGTCCAGTTAGGTCATCATTGTGGACGCGCTGCATTATCAGAATAAAGCTCGATGTGCGAGGGTCATTAAGGCGAGTTTGCATCGCTTGGTCCCACCACTCTAGGACGCCCTCCCTAACTTTAGAGCTATCAGTATCTGTGACGTTGTGCGGGTCGTCGATGCATATGATATCGCCACCATCGCCAGTGAGTGCGCCTCCTACAGATGTCGAAATACGATAACCCGACTTGTCATTTTCAAATCTTTGTTTCTGATTCTGATCATCGGTTAGCTGGAACTTGTCACCAAAGTGATCTTGATACCAAGGGCTGTCGATTAAGCGCCGACACTTAGTGCCGTCTCGAATTGAAAGGGAGCTTGCATACGATGCATATAGAAATTTTTTACTTGGCTGGCGCGTCCAGACCCAAGCTGGCAAAGCAACGGCCACGCTAATTGACTTGGAGTGTCTGGGAGGCACGTTAATTATCAGGTGACGAATATCGCCTTCGACTACTGCTTGGAGGTGTTCGCTGATACAATCCAGATGCCAGTTGCTTTGGTATTCCACCCCCGGTTCAATTGTATTCCACGCTGCTTTCTGAAACTCACTAAGGCTGCGTTTATACTTCTCCGCTCTCACCTGTTCGATCTTCAATCCTGTTAAATGCTTTCTCAATTGCGTCGAGTTGGTCATCGGGTATCCTCGTTAAATCTATAACGTGTTGCTGTTCTATATTTGCATGCACTTCTGATTTATCTTTTTGGTTAAGATACTGTTTACCCAGCCAAACAAGCATCGTAGAATTTCCCTTTTCTGCTGCCTGCCATTGCATACGCCGCAGAGACATCCTGCCTTCATCGTTGTGTCTTTTATAGAGGTCTTCAAAATTATTGTAATTCATTTCCTTTAAACGTCTGTTTAACGTGGTGTCTGACATCTCTAAAACGCTACAGCATTCTTCCATAGTGCATTGTATTCTGACCATGTTTAGTAGCTTCTGAAAGTCTTTATCGGTAAGGGGTTTCGACGCACCTTTTGGTCCGCGCTTTGCTACTGCTGTGCTTTCGACTTTATCTTTTGGCATTTCAATCACCGTTTTCTCTTTTTAGTGTATTTATAGCATAAATTATGAATTATGCTGAACTCCCTTCGAGGCGTTCATTATTAAGCTCTTCGAACGTCTGGTCGGTATCTTCTAGCGTTGCTTTTTTGCCTGTAAATTCCTGCCATCGTTTTACAATCACATCGCAGTATTTAGGGTCGAGTTCCAT